GCAGCGCTAATCTGTCCTGCTGTACCTGTGCCGTAAGGCACGTTGGCTTTGGCAGTCTTTGCAAAGGCAAAGGATTTCCGGACATGAGCGATAAGGTTATTGACGTGCTCTATAACATTGTTTTCCCGGAAATTGCTTCCGCTGATTCTGAACCTGATAATGTAAATCACCCCACGCACTATCAGGGTGCGCATGAATGCATTGAGGTAATGCAGGCGATGTTCGGCGTTGAAGCCGTCAAGGCGTTCTGCCGCTGCAACGCATTCAAGTACCGTTTCCGTGCTGACAGGAAGAATGGTGAGGAGGATATCAGGAAAGCAGAGTGGTATGAGGATTATCTCATAAAACTCTGTGATTCTGAGAGAAAGGAACACACATGAAGATAATAGGACCCGGCGCAAAGTTGGTTACGGGATATGAGGACAAGCCGGAGGAACTCGTAGAACTCTGCGGGCGTATCTGCTACGGCTCGCAGGACAAGATAGCCCCCGGCACAGCGCAGAAATTCTGCGCGAAGCTCAGTGAAAGCGGGCACACAAGCGTGTTTGAGCACGCGAACATAATCCTCGAGGTATCGTGGAAAGTAGAATGTCGATTAGCATGGGTAGCGCGAGACTATTGTATAAAGACAGGATTACCTTCTTTCTTGCGCTTTGACCGCCTGGACGGAATAAACCACAGGAGACATTTTGTGTCGGGTAATGTCAGGGCGTGGAATAACATGTTTAACTCCTTGAGCGCAGGTAGCTGGATTGGTTTCCCTGAATGCGTTCTTGAAGCGTTGCATGTTTATCCTGCACTGTTCGACACGCAGCGCTGGAAACAGAAGCTGTGGAGCTCATCGGGCACCAAGGACTTTAAGGCGACTGTAGTCTTACCGAGCCGGCTTCCGAAATGGGCGCGCGAACGTCATACAACAGCGACATTCTTCATCACCTGCGACCGTGGCATATCACACGAGCTTGTACGGCATAGAGCGGCGAGCTTCTCGCAGCAGTCAACGAGGTACTGCAAGGCGAACAAAAACGGCGAAATTGAAGTGATAAAGCCGAGTGGGTTAGCGATATCCGACGAGGAATTTATGGCGTCGGCTGACGTTGACAAGTATTACGAGGGTCTGACTGAGTGTGCGAAGATACCACCGCAGATAGCTCGCTACGTTCTCCCGACCTGCCTTGCAACAAGGCTCTACATGACCATGACGCTTGAACGCTGGCGGGATTTCCTTAAGCTGCGGACAAGCCCGGCCGCTCACCCGGATATGAGAGTTATCGCGGAGCAGATACAGCGGCAGCTTTTCTCTGATGAAATCGGTGACAGCAATGCCGACTAAAGAGGAGTTAAAGCAGTTGCAGGCGCTCCCGCTTGACTTGAAGATAAGCCGAACGCAGCAGCGCATTCGCGAGTGGGTGCGGCACTACGGCGTAAACGGTGTGTACATAAGTTTCTCCGGCGGAAAGGACAGCACAGTGCTGTTACATATCGCACGTGAGATTTACCCTGAACTGGAAGCGGTGTTTGTGAATACCGGGCTGGAATATCCGGAGATACAGAAGTTTGTTCGTGACTTTCCAAATGTTAGGGTGGTTTATCCCAGAAAGACGTTCAAGCAGGTAATGACTGAGTATGGATATCCTCTGATATCCAAGACAGTTTCTCATAGCGTCGGAGTGCTGCGGCGCAATCCCGACGGCAGGGTGGCACATAACTTATTTGCCCCCGAAAAATCCGGGCCGTTTGCAATGTTCAAGTGGAAACCTCTTGCAAGCGTGGATTTTTGTTTGTCAGAAAAGTGCTGCGACTTCACCAAAAAGGAGCCGGCGCACAGATATAGCAGGCAAAGCGGCAAGATGGCGATAACCGCGCAAATGGCTTGCGAAAGCGCCATGCGCGAAACCCAATGGTTAAAATCCGGCTGCAACGCCTTTGATAACGAAACTCCGGTCAGCAACCCGATGAGTTTCTGGACAGAGCAGGATATACTGCTTTACATCAAGAACCATAAAGAAGAAATGGTGCAGGAAAGAATCGAAAATATTGAGAAGTGGTACGGCTGCCCGCTTGAGGAGATTGTTAATTCGAAAACAGGCGAGCCTGCATATCCTCCGCGTGAGGAGATGACGCCAATTTGCGAAGTCTACGGTGATGTAGTTTACGACTGCGACGAGCCGGAACAGGAGCGCTTCCCTGACGTAACTACTCTGAAACTCAAAACGACCGGCTGCTCCCGGACAGGCTGTATGTTCTGCGCTTTCGGCGCTCACCTTGAAAAGGGCGAAACACGCTTTCAGCAGCTTGCCAGAACGCACCCGAAGCAGTATGCATTCTGTATCGGGGGGGCGCTTACGACCCGTCAGACGGGCTCTGGAAGCCTAATAAAGATGGGCTAGGGCTCGGGCATGTGTTTGACGAAATAAACAAAGTTTATGGCGAAGATTTTCTGCGGTATAAGCCGCTGGAAGAGGTAATAACTGATGAAAGAACTGATAGTAGATAATTTCGCCGGTGGTGGTGGAGCTTCCACGGGCATAGAGATGGCAACGGGACGGAGCGTAGACATCGCGATAAATCACGATCCTGACGCCATCGCAATGCACCGCGCTAACCACCCACACACGCGGCATTACTGCGAGGACGTCTGGCAGATAGACCCGGCGGAAGCCTGCGCCGGAAATCCGGTCGGGCTGGCGTGGTTCTCTCCGGACTGCACGCATTTTTCCCGCGCCAAAGGAGGAAAGCCCGTGGACAAGAATATCCGTGGGCTTGCATGGGTAACGATACGCTGGGCACTCAAAGTACGTCCACGTGTGATTATGCTGGAGAACGTTCCGGAGATACGCACATGGGGTCCCCTAGGAGCTGACAGCAAGCCTATAAAGGAACGCGCCGGGGAAACCTTTGACGGCTTCATCAAGGCGCTTACGACAGGCATTCCGCGCGAACACCCGGCTTTTGCAGAGATGTGCGCAACGCTGGAGATAAGCCCGGACAGCCCCGAAGCGGCGGAGCTTGAACAGGGGCTGGGATACAATGCGGAATATCGCATACTCCGCTCCTGCGATTACGGAGCGCCGACCACCCGGACGCGCTTCTACCTTATAGCCCGGTGCGATGGTAAGCCCATCGTATTCCCGCCGCCCACGCACGGAAGCGGCAAGGGCTTGAAGCCATATCACACCGCCGCTGAGTGTATCGACTGGAGCATTCCGGCGCAGAGCATTTTCGAGCGGGACAAGCCTCTTGCGGAAAACACGCTCCGCCGCATAGCACGAGGCATTGAGAAGTTCGTGATAAATAACCCCGAGCCGTTCATCGTGACGGTAAACCATTCCGGTGAGGGCTTCCGGGGGCAAAAGGCAGACGAACCGCTTGGAACTGTTACAGCGAAAAACGGCTATGGCGTTGTCGCGACTACACTGATTCAGTATCACAGCGAAACCGCGAACGATGAAGTGAGAGGTCAGGAACTGAGCGAGCCGCTAATGACAGTCGATACCTCGCCCAGATACGCGCTGTCAGTCGCCCACATCATGAAGAATTACGGCGGGAATTATCAGGGAGCCGGTAGCGGCGCTGACAAGCCCCTTGACACAGTTACCGCGCACGACCACAACAGCCTTGTAACGGCTCATATCCTGACCATGCGGAACAACATGGACGGTCAGCCGGCAGACGAACCGCTGGCAACGATAACGGCGGGTGGTTCGCATCACGCAGAAGTACAGGCGTTTCTCGTGAAGTACTTCTCGACCGGAGCGCCAAAGCCGGTAAACAGTCCACTGGATACCGTCACCACAAAAGACCGCTTTGCCCTGGTGACGATACACGGTGAGGAATACATAATCACCGACATAAAAATGCGCATGCTCCAGCCGCGTGAGCTGTTCAATGCACAGGGATTCCCGGCTGATTACATAATCGACCACGACGACAGCGGCAAACCGTATCCGAAAAGCAAGCAGACAGCCCGGTGCGGAAACGCGGTCACACCGCCAGTCCCGGCGGCGTTGGTACGGGCTAATCTGCCGGAGATGTGTGGCAATATAATTGCAGAAAGGAATTGACTAAATGGCAGAAGCAACAGGCAAGATATACACCGCTATCTCGGCGATAATGGACGAGTGTCCGGCGATAGCGAAAGACCAGAAGAACCAAAACTTCATGTATCGCGGTGTTGACACGGTTATGAACGTGCTCCAGCCGCTTATGAGCAAGCACAAGGTGTTCGCAGTCCCGGAAGTCCTGGAATGCGAACGGAGCGAACGCACAACAAAGAGCGGTTCAAGCCTGCTCTACACGGTGCTGAAAGTCAAGTACACATTCTATGCAGAGGACGGTTCAAGCGTGTGCGCGGTGGTTCAGGGCGAGGGCATGGACAGTGCCGACAAGTCAAGCAACAAGGCTATGTCCGTTGCGTTCAAATACGCGTGCTTTCAGGTGTTCTGCATTCCCACAGAGGAAATGAAAGACCCTGACGCGGAAACGCCGCCGACAAGTGCCGCAGTTCCCCAGTGCTCCGACTGCGGAGCAGTGATAAAGGGCACCAGAGAATTCACCGCACAGCAGATAGCGCAGAGAGCGTGCGATGTATTCGGCAAGCCGCTTTGCATTGAGTGTGCGAAGAAAGCAAAGGAGGGCGCGGGAAATGGCTAACGGGACGTTTTATGTTCTGACTGTGGCAGCAAGCAGCCGCGAACACAAAAGAATTGTTGCTGCCACTGACAGCGAAGAGAGAGCAGAACTCCTTAAAAGAATTGTTCCAAACGCCGAAATAAAAGAAACTACGGACCTGACGGCAGAAACAACTGGTCCTTCTCCGTTTTGGCTTGTTACTCGTTATGCATTGGGAGCGGACTATTCATTTGAGGCTACACCATTTGAACATGACAGGAACGTTGAATTTGGCACGGTTCTCCCTCACTTCTCGCGCGGGGAAGAAATAGTTTTGCAAGCCTCCAACGGTTTCAAAGCAATTAAGCGTTCGTTCGATTTCTTTGAGGCATATGACCGTTCTAAAGAGAGGCTAAAGAGAGGTGAGAACAATGGCTGATACCGCACACGACAATCTGGTTGAGATAATCAGGCAGGCGGCAAACGAGTATCACCACGATTTGACCGACCGCACACTGGAAGATTATATAGCGGAAGCGATACTCAATAACGGGTATGTTTCGATGAAGAACAGTGGCTTACTGCCGAAAATTGAGTTTTCCAGCAAAACGCTGTTATACAACGGCATTAACATATCAAAGGGCGTAAAGGATGTCAGAATAAGACACGATGAGTGCCGTTACCCAGAGGTGACTGTTACTTTTGACTGTTCGAAGGTCGAAATAAACCAAACAAACGAGCGCAATATCGAGATAACTCTTTCATCACGTGTGTTTTCTGACGAACCTACCCCTAGCAGGACAGGAGGGCTGCTCTATGCTCCTTGACAACACCAATTACTACTCCCCCGAAGCCAACACGGAATACATGAGCTGCTCGCAGTTTAAGGCGTTCCTGCACTGCGAAGCGGCGGCTATGGCTGAACTCACCGGAGAAAGCGAACGCGAGGACAGCACGGCGCTTCTGGTAGGATCATACGTTGACAGCTTCTACGAGGGAACGCTCGACCAGTTCCGCGAACAGCACCCCGAAATCTTCAAGAAAGACGGCTCTCTGAAAGCTGAATATGCTGCTGCTGAAAACGCGATAGCGCGAACAGAAGCCGACACTCTTTTCACCGAATACATGAGCGGCGAAAAACAGCGGATATTCACAGGGAAAATCGGCGGTGTGCCTTACAAAATCAAAGTTGACAGCTACCGCGAACACCTGATGATAGTTGACCTGAAATGCGTCCGCGACTTCGAGCCGGTATGGAACGCGGAAACGCACCGCAAGGAACACTTCATCGACTTTTGGGGATATCACACACAGGGCGCGATATACCGCGAGATAGTGCGGCAGAACACCGGAGAAACGCTCCCTTTTCATATCGCGGCAGTCACAAAGGAAAAGTCGCCGGATATCGAGATATTCAGCGTTCCGGACAAAGTACTAGACGAGCAGCTTGAAATCGTTGAGCAGCTGTCACCGAGGTTCGCAGCAGTGAAGCGTGGAAAGTTCGCCCCGCAAAGGTGCGGCAAATGTGCTTACTGCAAGGCGACAAAGGTGCTGACTGCACCCATTGACTATCGTGGCGACAGCACCGAACCATTCTGATTGCAGTCTTTTGCAGTCAAGGAACACACATAATCAGGAGGAACAAATGGTTTACGCAAACATGAAAAGGATAGAATTTCCTGACAGCATTCTTGTCAGCAAATCCGTCACTGTTGAAATCAAGGACGGCAAAAGGAGCTACACCGCATTCCCACACGGAACGCTGACAGATATCGTTGACGCCACCACGGCATTCAACGAATACGCAAAGGGCAGTACCGACAACTCGGTGCACGTGCTGTGCGACGATGGCAAGATGTACGTGTTCCAGTTCAGCCAGAAGTACGGCTGGGGCTGGCACAGAATGAGCATAGAAACGCTCTGAGAGGAGAACACACAATGAAAAGAATACACGTTAAACTCACGTTCACCGAGGATATACTCGGCACATCGCCGAACAATCCGGAACTTCACCACGACTTTATCGCCAGCAAGGCGCCTGACGCGCAGAAAACAGAGGAAGAAGTCGCAGCGCTCGGCGTTTCCGCTGTTGAAGAAAAGGGCATGACAGTATTCCCAAAGGCAGGCGATGGGACACCGTTCCTGTACGACTACCAGATACGCGGGTTCTTCAAGGAAATCTGCGGCGCCATGAAAGGCATTGACGGCACGAAGTCGTCAAAGGTGAAAGCGCACAAGAAAAAGGTGGACAACACCATTTTCGTTGAGCCGCGCGAGATAATGCTTGATTTGCACGGCATGAAGGTGGACAACTGCCAGCGCCCGCTGCGCGCTTCCGGTCCGATGGGAGAACGCACAGCCCTTGCGAATAGCGAGGTGTGCCCTGCGGGAACGACTTGTGAATTCGATGTTCTGTGCATGGTTGACGGTGACACGGCGCTTCTTGACGAGTGGCTTGACTACGGTAAATACAAGGGTATAGGACAGTGGAGGAACTCCGGCAAGGGAAGATTTACATATTCCTCTCAGGAATTGAAAGGGGTGAAATCATGAGGAAGAACGGCAGCGATAAAATTGTTGTGACCAGAACTTTCATGCGCACAATAATCGCTCTCCAGGTTATAGGCATAGTATGCAGCGCGATTGAGCCGATTTCTAAATGCATATAGCGTTAAGCGCGACGGCATAGCTTGTCCGCGCAACGCCACGGAAATGCTTTGTTTGGCTTAGCCGTGCGATGGCACGGAAAGGCGTCGTATCGTACAGCGGCGGCATGGCAAAGAAGCGTGATGCTACGCAGTGGCAAGGCGAGGCGTTCCAATGCCACACACAGCTATGGTGAAGCAAGGCGAGGAATTGCATTGTTTTGCAATGGCAATGCACCGAATTGAATTGCGAGGGTCAAGCGTCGAAATGAATTGAAGAGCAAAGGCAAAGAATTGTATCGCTCTGTGGAGTTGAGAGCCGCAGCGCAACGGCAATGTAAGCGAAGTCGAGAATTGCAACGGCTACGCAAAGCAGCGCTCCGCAATGGAATAGCATACCAAAGCAACACACAGCAAGGGACGGCAATGGAATAGCAGCGCAAGCCAACGTTAAGAATAGCAAAGGTAATGCTGTGTTCCGCGTAGCAATGGCAAAGCATAGCTCTGACATGCAAGGCTAAGGCAAAGCAATACACAGCAAAGGCAAAGCACAGGAAAATAACATGTAAAGGAGAACAAGAGATGTTCAACAAAATCATTCTTATGGGGCGGCTGGTCGCTGACCCCGAACTCAAAACCACTCCGCAGGGAGTGACCGTCTGCACGTTCCGCATTGCGGTAGACAGGCGGTTCCAGAAGCAGGGCGAGGAGAAGAAGCCCGACTTTTTCAACATCGTGGCGTGGAGACAGACCGGCGAGTTTGTCCAGCGGTACTTCGGCAAGGGTCGCATGATACTTGTCGAGGGCGAAATGACTACCCGCCCCTACACCGACAAGAACGGTAATCAGGCAACATGGTATGAAGTCGTCGCCGACCATGTTTCGTTCACCGGAGAGAAGCGCGAGGACGGCGGCAATACCTCCAGACCCGCGCAGGGACAGCCGCCCGTGCCGAGTGTTCCGGCTGATTTTGCGAATGCTGCTACGGACTGTTATCCGTTCTGAGGAGGAACAACGCAATGAATGGAATGGGAAAATTATTAAGCAGAACACTGAGAGTTTTCGCAAAGGACGTTCACGAGAACGCCGTAAATCACGGCTGGTGGGACGATGAGCGCAGCTTCGCTGAACTGATAGCCCTCTGCCACTCGGAACTTTCGGAAGCACTGGAAGAATACCGCAAGGGACACCAGCCGGACGAAACCTATTATAGCGAGGGCGGCAAGCCGGAGGGTATTCCCTCCGAGCTGGCTGACGTGATTATCCGCATACTGGATATGTGCGGAAAGTACGGCATTGATATCGGCGCGATGATATCCGAGAAGCATGAGTTCAACAAGACCAGACCATATAAGCACGGGGGTAAGGTGATATGACGCGTGAGATACTTTTCCGCGGGAAGCGGGTGGATAACGGCGAGTGGGTCGAGGGCTTTTATGCTTGCGTACTTGATTCACATTATATCATTACGGGGAGGTTTGACAGCCTTACAAACGGCATAATCAACAGCGAAGCTTATGAGGTCACCCCCGAAACAGTCGGTCAGTTCACCGGGCTGACAGACCGCAACGGCGTGAAGATTTTCGAGGGGGATATCGTCAGATATGGTCAGCGCGGCAAAGTGGAATACAACAGCGGTAGCGCACAGTTTACTTTGAATTTTACCAACAGCACTTATGAAGGCTTTGATAAGATACCTTTCTGCGACTGCGAAGTCCTCGGCAACATCTACGACAACCCGGAATTGCTGGAGGTGAGCGGGAATGAGTGAATACATAGACCGTCAGGCGCTGTTAGACGCTATTCCTCCCACGAAGGAGGACAAGCAGATTTCTCTCTGTGGCGCAGTAGCTGACTTTATTTCGCTGGTGTGCGATGTTCCCGCCGCCGACGTCGTGCCGGTGGTGCACGCCCACTGGAAAGGCTACCATACACAGGACCCGTACTGCTCCAATTGTGGGTTTTCTTATGACCGCGAGGAAGGCGAATATGCCCAGACAACAGATTACTGCGGCAACTGCGGCGCTAAGATGGACGAGAATGAGGTTGAAAACCTTAAACGTTGTTCGTGTGGGGACAGGCATTACTGCCCCGAAGTTGAAAAAGACAAGAACGGCAAGTGGTTTATACGCTGCCACATGTGTCATAAAATTGTGTGGGGCAACACCATAGAAGAAGCGGTGAACGCGTGGAACGAAGGAGCCAAAACCGATGATGAAGCCACACCCTAACCCCTGCCCCAAAGCCGACCGTTGCATACGTGCTGCGGAGTGTATCTGCTACGACACATTCCGCGGCGAATGTCTCTGCTTTGACGGTGGCGGGTATTCCGATTACAACAAGAAGGGCATTGGAACTAAACCAAAGCCCAAGAAGAAAAGGAGGATAAAATGGCGATGAAATTCAGACGCTTAAGGTGCTGCAAGTGCGGCAGAATGCCATTCGTGGAACACAAAAGGTTTCAAGCCGTCATTGGCTGGCCTGCTTGGGAGTACGCTGCTCGTGTAAGGTGCACTTGTGGCAACAGCGCGCCTTGGGAATTTGGTTTTTGGCGAACACGCAAGCCGGGCGAAAACGCTAAATCGCGTGCCATATGCACATGGAACAAGCTGAACGAGCCAAATTCGAAGTGGTATGTCCTCGATGGGCGTGTCAGTCGCAGAAAGGAAAGACAGCATGCCAATTGACAAAAAAACTTTTCTGAAAACCGTGACTATCCTCCACGATACGCGGGAACAGAAGAATGCGCACATCATTGAAGCGCTGGACAAGCTCGGCGTGAAGCACGAGGAACGCAAACTCGACTACGGCGACTATTCGTTCACCGCAGACGGACGCGACTTTTCAATGTCCTGCGTTGTGGAACGCAAAGCGAACGTGGACGAGATATACAACAACGTGACCTCTGACCGGGGGCGTATAGAAAAGGAACTGTACAGCGCCGCGCAGCTTGCAAAGCAGCTCACACTGTTCATCGAGGGCGTGGGAAGCTGGGAAGCGCTCAAAGCCTACCACGTCCCAGAATGGCAGATGAAAGCAAGCCCGCAGCGCGTTAAAACCGATATCGGCGCGATGGTGTACTCCACGCTGAAAGCATGGCAGACCGGAAGCCGCTATCACTTCGATGTTCAGTTCATCGAGGACAAGCACCAGACCGCCGCCCGAATGCTGGAGGTGTTTTACTACTACTGGCGCTCGTACAAGGAAATGACGGCGGCGAGAAAGGAGTAGGCATGGAAGACGAATACATACAGAAAATCCTTTCCCACGAGCGCAAAGAGCATATCAGGTTTTCGCCGCGCGACCCAGAAGATGAGCGATTTGCATGGGAAAGCCTTATTGGCTCTCAGCTTGTTGCGCTTGATAACAAGGGGTTCACAGTAAGGGACAAAAAAGGGGAAGGAGTTTTTTTCGAATATGCTGACAATGCGGGACCATATGCGATAGACATAGAGAGCAACTTATATGTCAACTTGAATGCTCCGGCGAATAATCCGATCATCGCAAAAGTTGTTTGCAATGAATTCAAAACAGAAGACGGCTTAATATATTCAGTAGGCGGCATGAACGCTTATTCTACAGAGGGATATTCGAACATTGTCAAAGTGACTTTGTTTGAACTTGGTCTGCTCGGAATCGACAAAGCCTTAGCTGATATTAATTTTACGGCTTCCTGCTCTACGTGGACTTCTGGCGCCGAAATTACGGTAAAAGTTCGTCCGACTGGCGAGGAATTCTATGTTTGTGAATGTTAAGGAGGTGATATCTTGGATATCGAAAAGGCAAGCCGACTGCTCGGTGACGATATCGACAGCGGAACTGCCGAAACCATGAGCGAGATTTACCCGGATATCAGCGAATACACCCGCGACGACTTTCTGAACAGCGAGAAGCCCTATGAATTTCTCTACATGTTCAAGGACGATAAATTCAAGCAGAAGCGCCTGCTTGCGGAAATGACTGACCAGGCAAAGAAGTGCAAGGTCACGAATTTCCCCACGCTGTACAAGGCGTTCGCGGAGAGCCGCAAGGATGTTGCGGACGACCTCGGGAACTATACCAACTTCCCGCTGCAGCCCGTAACGCTTCCCTGCGGCAAGTGGGTGTGCGACGCTTCCGGAGTGCGCACGCAGGGCGAAAAGGGCGGGCTTGTCTGGGCGTGCCCTCACCCTATAATGCCTGTCGCACGGTACACCAACATCGACACCGGCGAGGAGAAGATAAAGCTCGCGTATTTCAAGGGCAAATACTGGCGCGAGCTTATCGTTGACCGCACGACTATCTCAGTCGCGAACAAGATAACCGAGCTTTCCAAGCCCGGCGTTGTCGTGACTTCTGAAACGGCGCGGAACCTTGTCAACTACCTCTACGATGTTGAACAGCTTTCCGGCAACCTTCTCCCGGAAGTCGAGTGCGTAACGCGGCTCGGCTGGATAAAGCGCGGTGAAGAAACCGAATTCGCGCCCTACACAGACGGCTTGACCTTTGATGGCGAAGTTGAGTACAAGAAGCGCTATGAGAGCGTGAAACGGCGCGGCAAGCCAGGCGACTGGGACAAGTGGATCGAGTTTATCAACAAGAACATCCGCAGAAACAGCGTTGCGGCGCGCATGGTTTTCGCTGCTTCCCTGGCTTCGGTGCTCGTCAGACCGCTGGGCTGCAACTGCTTCTGGGTGCACCTCTGGGGCGAAACGGAGAGCGCAAAGACCGTGCTTGCGATGTGCGCGGCTTCCTGCTGGGGAAACCCGGAACTCGGCGCGTATATCTCCACATTCAACTCAACATACGTTGGCATGGAGAAAACTGCGGCGTTCTACAATTCTCTGCCGTACATCGTGGACGAGCTCCAGATCGTGGACAGCCGCCGCGAAATGGACAACACCATTTACATGCTGACGGAGGGCTGCGGGCGCACGCGCGGTAACAAAATGGGCGGTATCGACAATACGTCCGAGTGGCGTAACTGCGTGATATCCACCGGAGAACGCCCGATAAATTCCAGCCGTTCCGGTGGCGGCTCAGTCAACCGCGTTATCGAGATAGAGTGCAAGGACAAGTTCTTCGGGGACGACAGCCGCCCGGAGTTTGACAGCCCGCGCGACGTCGCAAATTTCGTGAAATCCGTCTACGGATTCTTCGGGCAGATGTTTGTTAACGAAATCATGTCCGAGGACGTTATGGAGCGCCTGGAGGAGAAATTCAAGGCGTTTTCGGACGAGCTCGTCAGACAGTACAACATCGCGCAGAAGCAGGCGCAGTCCGGCGCGCTTATACTCACCGCCGACTGGCTGATAACCGAGAATTATCTTGACGGACCCGCGCTGACTGCCGCTGACATCGCGCCCTATCTCAAATCCAAGGACGATGTGAGCGTGAATAAGCGGGCTTACGAGTATGTCTGCGAGTACATCACGCAGAATCAGAATAAGTTCGGGCTGACCGAGAAAAACATGGAAGTCTGGGGCGAATTCTGCGATGATACCGTGTACATAATCAAGCTGAAATTCGAACAGATATGCAGCGAGGGTGGATTCAATCCGGCTTCTCTGCTGTCATGGCTGGCTGACCGTGGACTTATCAGACGCACCGACAAGAAGCACATGACGGTTCTGAAAAAGATTGGAAGCGTGCCAACACGGTGCGTTCATCTGACTATGCCGTCCGAAAATGCCGACGAGGCTGATAGCAGCGCCGTTGACGAGTATCCGGACTTCTAGTTTTGAGATAATGCACAAGTGAGAAAGTAACCACCGTAACCACCAAACTCAGGTACCCCCTATATGTTTTATATATTTTATTCACGTTTGTTTGAATGTGAAACTAAAATAAATTTCTACGCGTGTAGAGAAAATAGGTGGTTACGGTGGTTACGGTGGTTACCGACCTTTGCAAACCGCATGGTTAAGCCAAATGTTTGGTAACCACTTTGTGAACACAAGCGGTTACCAGGTGGTTACCTGCACATAAACGGAGGTGTATATGACAGGAAATGACATTTTTGAGCTTGCGCGGACGCGTCAAGCGCTCCCGGAGGACGCGCGGCTGTCCGCACAGGCTCTCTACACAACGGCGCGGAACATCTACAAAGCGTTCTCGCAGAAAATCATAGACACGAAACAGGCGAAGCGCGAAAAGGCGCAGGCACTCCGCGACTATGACGCATGGGAACGCGGCGAAGCGATAGCCCACGACTATTTCAGGCGAACGGTAGCGCTGCAGCAGGTGTACACGAACGCAGCCAAGGGCGAATGCGAGAACTGCAAGAAGATGTTCGGCATTATGACGGGGTTAATTCCACCCCAGAACGGAGGTAATACATGAGCAAACCCAAGCACGACTATTCTGCGGTAGTCGCGGCGTACAAAACGGACCCGACTATCGCGGACACACTTCCGGACACACTCCGCACGCTGTTGCAGCTTCATTACATCGAGAATATGCAGTGGAGCGACGTCGCGGAAGCAATGCATTACTGCATAGAGAATATTTACCGCCTGCGCCCCATCGCGCTGGACAGACTGGAGGACATCATCAATGGCAAGTGAGAACGACAACAAGCCCGTAAAGCGCAAGCGTCCCGGCGCGGGTAATCACAAGCCTGCCGTGAATATCGACACAACGAAACTCCCGGCGGACACCATGAGCGCTATTGTGGCTGAATGTTCCCGCGATTTCAAGCAGCCTATCGTTAAGACTGACGAAGAATGTGTTGAGCGCCTTGCAGATTTCTTCATGTATTACGCCCAGAACGGCGGATTGCCCACAGTCGAGAAAATGTGCCTGTCATTAGGTGCCGATATCAATACAGTTTTGGACTGGGGACATGGGACTAAAGGCGATACGCGCGCAGGAATCATAAAAAGGGCGAAGAACATTTTAGCCGCCATTGACGCGGATTTAGTGTTAAAAGGCATGATAAATCCGGTGGCATACATATTCCGCGCAAAGAACTACTACGGCATGAAAGACCAGCAGGACGTTGTGGTACAAGCGAAGAACATCTTCGGTGCGGACGTGGACAGGCAGGAAATAGAGCGCCGACTATCCGAGGAAGTAGTCATCGAGGACAGCACAGAGGACGCGAAAGCAGAATAACGCGTATTTGCGCGGAAATTGCCCCTGGGACGCACGATTGTGTCCTGGGGGTAAGTTTTATGCCTTGCGACTATTCGTTGCGTACAGAGCCGCACAGACCTCTTAAAGCGCAAATGTGCCTGCGACTATCACATGCAGAGAGAATATAGAGATATACTATATCTTCTCTTTTCTTTTCTATTTACATTATTATAATATATAGGCTTCTCAGGCGACACGCGACTATTGCCGACTGTTTGCCGACTATTCCGCGACTGCCTGCGACTATTCCGGGCACGCGCAGGGAGCCGCGCGGAAATTTGCGCGTAGTTCTGAGAGGGCGCGCCGCTTGTCTGGGTGGCAGATCTGGCAGCAGGAACGCCGGGCGGCCGCGGGCGGCGCTGGCTCGGAGGGCAGCAGGCAGCGCCGAGGACCTGCGAGCGCGGGCGCGAATTTGGGCGGGAGATATCAAGGCGGCGCGGGAGATGCCTCTATTTGCGCAGGAATTGCCCTTTAAACGCGCGTTTGTGCTTTAGGGGTATACCGATATACCCGCGGCGTAAACACGCTGTATACGCGCGATTTTGGGGGCATTTCGCGGCGGTGCAGAAAACCGCCCCGGGATATTCACCAGGGCGGCGGCGTATTCGGGGCAGCGGCTCGTGCGCCGGAGCTGGAAGCGCTCCACTTAACCGGAGGCAGAAAAAAGCCCCGACAGGCTATCAACCTATCAGGGCGGGGGGTTATTCGACGGCTACGGGGTCCCAGCCCTCGCCGTTCATCGCGTCGAGCGCCTCCGCCGCGCTCATGCCGTCGGCGTATTCGCTGAGATCTTCGAATTCCATCCAGTCGCGGACTTCGTCGCGGTAGACGTCGGGACCCTGCTTGCTGGGTGCTGGAAGTCTGCGCACCCAGTCCAGCGCCTCCGCGCGGTCAAAAGTCGCCGCTTTTCTCCACTCGCCGATTGCAGCGCCTGCGCGCTCACAGACAGTGACAAGCTCGTAAATATGCATAGTGTTCATGATGTTGTATTCTCCTTTTCGTTATGCGCCCCTACGCGGGGCGGCTTTTTGCTGATGTTAATTATACGCCCCTGCGGGCGGTTTGTCAAGGGGGGTCTACTTGGAGTTCTTCGCCGCGTCAATGAGTATCAGGGCGGGCAAAAGAATGATGTACAGTAGTATCGTCATGCGTTCGCCTCCTCTTTTTCCAGTTCTTCGCGCTCCCACACTTCGGGGGCGTGGGGGTTGAGTGTCACCACTTTACCGGCTTCCAGCCGTTCCAGATCCGCCGATGTCAGCGAGTAGCAGGCATCAAGGCGGCAGTTGTGCAGCGGGTAGGCCTCCAAGTCGCCGCACTGCCACGGCTCGGAGAAAAAGCAAGTGTCGCGGTCTTCCAGTGCCCACAGGGCATTAACGAGGGTACTTTCTGCGAGGTCGTCGCAGGTGTCGCGGTGCAGCTTGATGGCACCGCCACTAAGTTCTATTGCGGTCATGCTATCACCTCCCCGGCTTTTTTCATGATGTCCGCGCCGTGGCGCTCTATCGTGAGGGCGACAGCCTCGCCGAGAAGGAAGCAGCGGATCGTTACATCGCAGTACTCCGCGCCCCTGCGGATAGCTTCGCCGATATCCTGCCCGAATTCGTCGCAGGCTTCTACAAGTGTGTCGAGGTTGTGGGCTATGTTGTTTTCAGCTTCCCATGTGCTGAAAGTGTATGACCCGGAGGGGCTCCCGGTCACGCTGTCAGAGTTCCAGCCGCCATTATTTAGAAATATGTCCAGACCATCGAGACCGCTCACCGATTCGGCGATTGTGTCGAGATTGTCGAGCGCAAAAGTGTAAACAGCGGCGGCGATGTCCTCAACATATTCTTCGCGGGTCTGAGGGGCAGTTTGTCTTATTTCGTTCATGGTATACGCTCCATTTCTCCGAGGCTTCAGCCCCTCGGTGGCTTGTTTTTCGTTTGTGATTGTATTATATCACGGATATTCGATATTGTCAACACGTTTATTCGATATTATATCATTTTTATTCGATTTCATTTAATATAACGGAAATTCAAGATTTCTCGGTATGCTGTTTTGTGCAAAATCACAACGGAATCAGCAGGAGCGCCGCCCCCGGCGCAGGAGTACTATATAAAGGGGAAACAGGGACCCGCCGCGCTGGTCCTCGCCGCCCTCCGCAGGAGCGGCACGCGCCCCGCCCACCTGCCGCCGCCCCTCCGGATCCGGAGAACCACCGCCGCCGGAGTGGTACCCCGGGGGTGTACCAGGGCGCCCGGGCGGGTATCTCTTAACCCCTCGAATAAAATTTTTTCAAAAAAGGGCTGTGGGGGCTTGACAAAATCGAAAAAGTGTGATATTATTTAGATATCGAATACCGGTGATTAAGGCGAAAGGAGAACGCAATGCTTATTTCAGACACAGTCAAAGAGGTTATGAGGGTCACTCGAACCACACAAACTAGGCTTGCCGAACTCATGGGCTACAAGTCACAGGGCACAGTCGGCAACGCTCTTAAAGCTAGACTGTCTGCCGAAATGCTCGTACAGTGGCTCGACAAACTCGGCTATGAGGTGGTAGTCCAGCCGAAAACGTCAGGCAAGCGCAAGGAAGGCTCGATAGTCCTTGAACCGTCGGGGCTTCCTGACGGGCGGGGGAAGAAGCAGAAGAAAGTTGGTGAGGAAGAATGAGATTACTCTACATTTTGCTCATGCCGTTCCTGATACTTATTCAGGCGGCGAAAGGGAAGAGGTGAGCTGAGATGGCATTCAACGGAGTTTCTTTTGACAGCCGCGAACTTATAAATGAACTTGCGCAGGACATAGCGGAATGCGGCAGGGATAAGATGGTGGCGGTGTGGCTTCGGAGATATCCAGAGTTCGGAAACATAGAATTCGCGGTGAATTACGACTTTATCGTTGACGGAAAACCAATAGAGACATCTGAGGTTGACAAAGACGAACGACTTGTCCTCATGCAGATGGGCGAACTGATGAGAATACTCAAAAAGCAGAACAGCGTAACATAAGCGAGGTGAACAACATGATTTACGGCTATTGCCGTGTTTCCAGCAAGGGACAGCAGCGCTACGGCACATCCCTTGAGGAACAGAAAAGGCAGATACTTAACAGCTATCCCGGCGCGCGGATAGTTCAGGAGGCGTATTCCGGCGCAAAGGAGCGCCCGCTGTTCGACGAACTTATCAAAAAACTCCAGCGCGGCGATACGCTGGTAGTCTGCAAGCTGGACAGGTTCGCGCGCTCGGTTCAGCATGGGCTGAACTATATCACTACCCTGCTTGACCGGGGTGTGAAAGTCCACATCATGAACATGGGGTTGGTGGAGGATACGCCCATGGGGCGGCTTATCGTTACAAATCTGCTTGCATTTGCGGAGTTCGAACGCGCCACCATTCTGGAGCGCACTCAGGCTGGCAAGGAAGCCGCTGCCGCTGCTGACCCGAACTGGAGAGTAGGCAGACCGCGCAAGGAAGTTGACGATGATATATTTCGCAGGCTTGCCGCCGGAAAGCTGACATATAAAGCCGCCGCAAAGGAAGCCGGAGTGGCGCTGAGTACATTCCAGAACCGCTACGCAGAATGGAAGCAGACCGCGTAACTGTATTCTTTCGCTAAAGCCCTTGACAGCCCGGAAAATCCGTGCTATAATCAATACAACAGAATATTTTCAGAGCCTTTGAGCCACTTTTGACCTTTATGGTCGAGGTGGCTCTTTTTTTGTTTTCAGGAGGAAATGTGGAAACATCGGAGCTTATCAGACGTGCTTCCAAACGGGATATCAGCACATACGATAACCTGTCGTTGTACTTCGATACCGTCCGGCTGGAAACGGACTTTGAAAAAGCACGTCCGCACTACGAACGCATATACGACATCGCGGCGCAGCAGAAAGTAAAGTTTGCGCTGTCAGACCAGCAGACCGCTATAAAGTTCTATGAGCTTGCAAAAAAGGCGGCGCTTATGCTGGCACCGCACCTGTTCCATTACTATCTTCTCTATGTGGAGTGGGACAGGGAGCCGCAGAAGAAGTTCTACGTGCCGAGAATGAACGTGCTGAAAACTGTCGTTGACGATTTGCAGGACTTGGCAGATGGCAGGATAGAATTGCTGACGATATCTCTTCCGCCGAGAGTAGGTAAGAGTACTCTGGGCATTTTCTACATGACATGGCTCATGGGGCGCGAACCTGACAAGGCAAATGTCATGTCGGGACATTCTGACAAGCTGACAAAGGGCTTTTTCAAGGAAGCACTCGGTATTCTGTCCGAAGAGGAATATCTCTGGCATGATGTATTCCCGGATAACAAAGTAGTCGCGGTATCTTCCGAAGATGAGAGCATTTCGATAAACCACAAGCGGCGTTTTCCTACTCTGACATGCCGTTCCGTAACTGGTACGCTGACAGGTGCGGTCGAAGTCGGAAATCTGCTTTATGTGGATGATATCATCGAGGATTTGGAAGAAGCGCTCAATCCGCAGAGATTGCAGAACAAGTATGACGCGTATCTGAACCAGCTAAAGGACCGTAAGAAAGATAAAGCCAAGGAACTTCACATCGGCACGCGATGGGCTGTCGGCGACGTTATCGGGCGGTTGCAGGAGCAGTACGTGAACGACCCGAAAGCGAGATTTACCGTTATTCCGGCGCTGAACGAGAACGGCGAAAGCAACTTCGATTATCCGTATGGGCTGGGATTTTCGACCGCTTACTATCAGGACATGAAAGCGAGTATCGACCCGTGCACATGGTCGTGCAAGTACATGGGCGACCCGTATGTGCGTGAGGGACTGCTTTTCGAGCGGGACGAGCTGAACTACTACAACGGCGTGCTGCCGGACGGCGAATGCGATATCATGTCCGTGGTGGACGTTGCGTGGGGCGGCGGGGACAGTCTTTCCGCGCCGATAATCTACTGGTTCGGCGATACCGGATATGTGCATGACTGGGTGTTCTCGACTGGAGACAAAGCGGTCACGCAGCCGCTTGTCTGCTCGGCTTATATCCGCAATGCGGTTGCAAGAGCGCGATTTGAGGCGAATGTCGGCGGCACGGAGTATGCAGAGGAAATAGACAAGCAGCTCCGCGAACACGGCTATAAGATGTCGATACAGAGCCAGAGGGCTTCCACCAAATCAAGCAAGATGGACAAAATTGTTCGGTGGGCTTCGGATATCAAGTTACATCTGGTGTTCCGTTCCGACAAGGCGCGGGGCGAGATGTACGACAAGGCGATGAACGAACTTTGCCGCGTTTCCGTTGACGCGAAGAAACAGCATGATGACGCGCCGGACAGCCTCGCAATGGCTATGGATTACCGATTCAACGGCTTATCCACAGTACAGATACTGGAACGGCGATGGTGATATTATGACGAAATTCCTACTTCTGAACGGCAAGCTTACAGGCGGGAAGCCGAAATTCTACTGTGCGCTCCACAAGTGCGGTATCAACGGTGGCTGCATGAAACGGCGCTGTCCGAAGTGCAGGCATTTCAGGGCGCTGTCTGATGAACTGGCGCATTCTATCATGGTTTCATTGCCGAGGAGGTAAACGTGAAAACTACATATGTCCCAACGGCGGATTTACCCTCTTTAACATTCGACGGCAAGACAACGACTTTGGGCGGAGCTGATATCTCCAAGGGCGTTGTCGGGATATACACGGATATTACGGCAAACGGAATACCTGTTGCAGTAATTACTGTCCACTGCTCATCAATAGACATAAAAACGGGTTCAACTTAATTTGCGTTCATTTTCGCGGAAACGCGGATTTGATATATCAGGGCTGGCGGCTTGTGTGTTCACCGCCGGCTCTGCCCTTCCTCCTGGCGCAGTCGTGCAATAGTGCGGCTGCGTAAGGTTTGGAATTTCAATATAGCAGGGTGGAGAAGCGGTCTATCTCGCCAGCCCCATAAGCTGGAATTCGCGGGTTCGAATCCCGCCCTTGCAACCACAAAAGAATACAGTTACAAACAGGAAAATATGTGATATAATGGAGAAAAGGAGGGCGGGAATGCTTATAAAAATCTGCTGTCCGGTATGCGGAAAGCGGCTGTTTGACGCTGATGTTTCCGCTTCCGGAATGATATCCGCTTACTGCAAGCGGTGCAAGGTTGAAAGGCTCATCGAACTGAAAGGAAAGACATGACGGAAAACTACAATTACGGCAGGCGGTGTATCTACACTTCCGAGCGGAATTTCACGGCTAAGAACGTGAAGCAGATAGTTGACCGCGCCATGTCTACGCACAACGCGAATGTCGGCGATATCCAGCGGCTGTATAACTACTACCGCGGGCGCATGGACATTCTCGACCGCACAAAGGAAGTGCGACCAGAGATAAACAACAAGGTCGTGATAAACCACGCCGCCGAGATAACCAACTTCAAGACCGGCTTCACGTTCGGCGAGCCGGTGCAGTACGTTTACCGCGGCAAAGACACTCTCGATGACGCCAACAACAGGGCGGACGATGAGAGCCTTGCGGCGCTGAACAAGCTGATGTACAAGCTCGGCAAATCCAGCAGGGACAGGGAACTTGCGCAGTGGCTTTTCATCTGCGGAGTGGCGCAGCGTATCACGCTGTATGAGGGCAAGGAACTGCATACATATGTGTGCGACCCGCGCTGCACGTTCACTATCCGCGCGAACGACTTTACCAAGCGCGTGCTTCTGTCAGTCGTCTACAGCACGGACGATATGACAGACGATATCAACGATATTCCGAAGAAGAAGTACACGATATATTCCGACAACCGCTGCTGGCAGTTCGAAGATAACGTGCTTGTCAGCAAAACCGAGATAGCGTTCAACCCTATCACGGAATACTGGGCGAACCCCACGCGGCAGGGCTGCTTTGAAACCGTTCTCGGCATTATTGACGAACTGAACAACATCGCTTCCAACCGCGCGGACGGTATCGAACAGCAGATACAGTCGCTGACGTGGTTTAATAACGTGGAGATTGACGAGGAACAGTTCGCGGAACTTGCCGCCAAGGGCGGTATCTGCACGAAGTCCTCGCCGAATATGCCTGCAAGCATTCAAATGCTGCAGAACGTACTCGACCAGACACAAACGCAGACCTATGCCGACGACCTGTATCAGAAAATGCTCCAGATAGCCGCAGTGCCTGACCGCAAGGCTTCGGCAGGCGGCAATACCGGACAGGCTCTCATCATCGGCGAGGGCTGGACGCAGGCAGAAGCAGCGGCGAAATCCTTTGAACAGTCGTTTGACGAAAGCGAGAAGATTTTCGTTGAAAACGTGCTGAAAGTTATCAAAACCGTAAAGACAACATCGACATCGCCGGAGGATTTCACAAACCTCACCGCCGATGATGTTGACATAAAATTCACGCGCAACAAGACGGATAATCTGCTGACAAAGACGCAGGGCTTGCAGAACCAGCTTGAAGCCGGAATACACCCGCGCATCGCCATTGAAGCATGCGGGCTGTACTCTGACCCGCAGCAAGTCTACGTTGAAAGCGCTGAATATCTTGAAAAGTGGAAGCAACAGGGCGACCAGGACAAGGCAGCTGTTATGAACTCCGCCGATACCAACGCGCCTGATGAGTTTGACGAGCTTTTCAAAAAGCTGACAAAGGGCGGTGCGGAAGATGGCGCAAGCACATGACCTCGCCGCTGTTGACCAGCTTAATGTAATCTTTTTCGGAGAGATGGACATAACCTCTGCGGAAAAGCGCCTGCGGGTAGTCATGGCGGCTGCTTTACAGCGAATACTGCTCAGATACTATGACACCATTCAACGTTCATTGGCTACCTCTCCTTATGGACTTGACAGCGCCGCCCTCTATGCGGCGGCAGCTGCCGAGTTCGCGCGAAGTTACATTGAATTCTTCAACAGATATTATCTGAGGTATCTTGAAGCTTTGGGTGCACACGGCGCTGGCACAGCTGCGGCATGGGCGAGAAACCATGCAGCGGACTTGTCACTGTGGATATTGAATACCACGGTTCAGGGCGGCGCTCCGATATATGACCGCCTGCTGGACACCACGCGCACCGAAGTCAACGAGATAGGAAACCTCGCGCAGATGAACGCTGCTTATAATTCGGGCAAGACCCGGAAACGCTGGAAAACGTTCGGCGACAGCAGGGTGCGGAAAACGCACAGAGAAGCCGGTGGACAGACTGTACCGATTGACGAACCGTTCATTGTGGGCGGTTATCGACTGATGTTTCCGTGCGACAGTTCGCTTGGGGCGAGCGCTTCGGAAATCGTCAACTGCCGCTGCACGGTACAATATCTATAATTTAATATCCTTTTAGAGCCTTAGAGCCGTTTCACCTTTCATTTGAGAGGTGGGGCGGCTCTTTTGCTATATAAACACAAAATTCGCAGCCGCAGCGTTACGCGGTGTTATCAGGAGGTAAAAGCGATGACAAGAGCAGAACTCAAAGACTTAATGCCCGACATCACGGACGAGCAGATTTCAGCTGTCCTTGCGAAGCACCACGAAGAGGTGAACGCCAGAGCAAAGGCGGCTGAGGACAAGTTCAGTGCTTACAAGGACAAAGCGGACAAGTACGACCAGGAGCAGGCAGACAAGCTTTCCGAACAGGAAAAGTACCAGAAGCTCATGGAGGAAGCCGCACAGATAAAGGCTGAAAACACGCGTCTGCTGAACCGCACCAAGGTGCAGGAAAAGTTCGTCAAGGCAGGTATCAAGGAAGAGTGTTATTCTCCGCTGCTGGACAGCATTGTGTCCGACGATGAGGGAAAGTCGCTTGCATTCGCTGACAGCCTCATAAGCTCTTTTTCCGCAAACGCGGCGGCTGCTGCTGAAGCTGCAAAGCAGGCGGCAATGCAGACCCCCGCACCGAACCCCGGCGCGATAGGCAATACCGCCAGCGCGCAGGAACAGTACAACAAGGCGGCGCAGAACGGCTCTATCCTTGACATCATCAAGGCTGCGGACGCTGTTCACGGCGCCAGGAACATTCCCACAGACTAACGGAGGTTTAACACATGGCAACTGGCATGAACTTTGATTTACCCGGTTACTCTGGTGCGCTCTACACCACGAGCATAACCACCACACCTTTTCTCAACCTCATCGGCGAACGTGAGTTCACTAAGTCGGTTGAGTTTGCTGTAAACCAGAATTACAGTCTCAGAACGCCGAAGCAGCCCGAGATTTCTGAAAAGGCTTCTCTGAACGCTCCCGAGGCAGACAACGTTGCCCGCACTCAGGAAACGAATGTTACACAGATATTTCAGGAAACCGTTTCCGTATCTTATGCTCACGAAAGCAACATGGGGCAGCTTTCCGGCATAAACAACGCGGGTCAGGTCGAGAACCCCACATCTGAGCTGCAGTTCCAGACTTCATGCGTAATGAAAGAGGTCAGGAACGACGTCGAATACACCTGTATCAACGGTAAGTATCAGAAAGCGACCGGCAACACCGTTGCAAACAAGACAAGAGGTATTCTTGAAGCTATCGTCACCAACGCTGTCAAGGAAAAGAACGATGTAAGCTCTTCCACAGTTCGCTCCGTTCTCGCAGGCTTCTTCAAGACGATATGGGACGCAGGCTTAGACCTCGATGGTTATGTGCTGCTTGTGAACTCAGACATCAAGGCTGCTATCTCCGAAGCTTACGAGGGCAGCGGCTACTTCACGCCCGGTGTAAAGGAAGCTGGCATTAATATTCAGAAGCTGATAACCGACTATGGCACTATCAGCGTAGCCCTTTCCAGAACAATGCCGCAGAAAACGGCGCTTTGCTTCAATCCCGTAAACGTACACCTTGTCGAGCAGATAACTCCCAACAAGGGCAACTTCTTCCTTGAGCCGCTGAGCAAGAAGGGTGCCTCCTATGACTATCAGCTTTTCGGTCAGATAGGGCTTGATTACGGCTTTGAGAAGCAGCACGGCAAGCTTACATTCGGTGCGACATGATAGTACACCAGGGCGACAACGCCCGTATCGTGATGACCTGCGGGAAGGTCATTGCGGAGTTTGAGAACGGCATAGCTGATGTCAGCGATGACACGGCGGCTGTTCTCGGCTCGATGGGCTATGAGGTTGAAAGAACGGAGGGCGGCAATGACGCAGACAGAAAAGCTGAAAATCCGCCTGCCGGAGATAAGCGACGCAGAAGCGGAAAGTTATCTTGACACCGCGAAAGCCGCTATCATGGCGCGGCGCTATCCGTTCGAGGATTTCCCGGACGAGCTTGAAGCACGGTACCTTGACTTACAGCTGCGCATAGCAGTTGACCTTTACGCAAAGGCAGGAGCCGAGGGAGAAACTTCCCACAGCGAGAACGGCGTGAGCCGTGCGTATTCCAATGCGTGGGTGTCGGAGGAGCTTCTTTCGGAAGTCACACCGAAAGGCAGGGTGCTGTAATGAGGGATTTGAAGCGCAACCAGATCTCAGTTGAATACGCGCTGTATCTGGGGAACGCGGAGCTTACTGACGACAACGGCTGTGCTACTGGCGAATTTGCACCGAAATACGGCGACAAAACGGCGCTGATGATTTCGGTTTCCTCCAACAAGGGGGATTATTCCCAGCAGCAGTTCGGCAATCTGCTGGACTACGACCGCACGATGATAACCCACGACACCAGATGTCCGATAAACGAAAATTCACTTGTGTATATCGGCACGGAGCAGTATATCGTCAAAGCGGTCGCGAGAAGCCTGAACGCCGTTCAGTACGCAATAAAGCGGGTGCAGATAGATGAAACGGATAATAGTTAAACTATCTGCTTCCGGTGTGCGTGAAGCGGTCAGGAAACTTGCGGAATACCGCACGGCTCTTGAACGAAACGCGCAGGAGCTTGTGCGGCAGCTTGCGGATATCGGCGCGAACATTGCGCTGGTGGAAGCAGGCGGCATTCACATGACGGGCGCTTTGCAGAACGGTATTCACAGCGAATACGGCGGTAATACCGGATTTGTGAAGTGCACATGCGGCTATGCCGCTTATGTTGAGTTCGGCACGGGCATTAAGGGCTCACGAAGCCCTCACCCTGACCCGGCGATACTCGGCTGGTCCTATGACGTAAACGGTCACGGGGAGCTCGGCTGGTGGTATCCGTCCGGTGACGGGGACACAAATCCCACAAGAAAACGGCTGAAAAACGGCACCTATGTCGCATGGACAAAGGGAATGCCGTCCAGACCGTTCATGTACAACACGGCGCAGCAGCTGAGAGCGCTGGTAATTCCGACGGCAAGGGGAGTGTTCACATGATTGACATTGAAAGCACGGTGTTTGACTATGTGGCGACCGCCCTGCGCGAGGAATACAAGGGCATTTCAGTCGCGAGCACGTCAAGCGGCACCCCGGCGAAATTCCCGGCGGTGTGCTTATGGGAACAGGACAACAGCTGCTATGCTCCCTCACAGACGGCTGAATGCAGAGAAAACCACGCGCAGCTTATGTACCAGTGCGAGGTTTACTCCAACAGGCAGAGCGGCAAAAAGGCGCAGGCGCGGGAGATAGCGGCTTTTGTTGACAGAAAAATGCAGGAATTAGGCTTTATCCGGACTTTCGGACAGCCTGTCCCCAACGTTGCTGATATGACGATATATCGCTATACAATGCGGTTTTCGGGCATTATCGGCAGGGACAATATAGTTTATACTTCATAGGAGGTTCATCATGAAGAGAGGAATACCTATTTCAACTGCGGGTACTCAGGTGTGCTGGGCTGTTGAAACCGTTGCAGGCACTATGCCCACAGCGGCAAAGCTGATTCCGGATATCAAGGAGATACCCGACCTTAACCCACAGCCGGAAGCGCTTGACACCACCGACCTCAGCTGCACGGAGTACAAGACTTCCATTGACGGTCTTAAGGACCTTTCAAGTGCGACATCTTATACGGCTAACCTGACCGCGCTCCTCGAAAAAGAGTGGGCGGCAATGGTAGAAGCTTCGCAGACTGCAAAGAAAACAGACCTTGCGACATGGTTCTACATAATTACGCCCGGTCTGCAGACTGTTGCGTTTACCGGTTCGCCGTCTCCGCTCGGCGTGAACAGCAGAGCGGTAAACTCCGTAAACGAGATCGCATGCTACATCACCCCCACCGGAGAGCCGAAGCGCACCGATGAGACAATTACCGTTTCTGAGCCCACGGCTTAACCATAACACGTTCATTTAACAGGAGGAAAACAAAATGGCAAAGGCACTCAATATCAACTACAATGGCAAGAGTTACAAGGCAGGATACGACCGCGCGGCGGCAAAGGCTTATTCCAGAATGGGCTTCACCCCGGCAGACGTTATAGACAAGCCCTTTGAAGCTACTATTCCCTTTGTTTTCTGCGCGTTCAAGAAATACCAGCCTGCTATCAGCCAGAGCAAGGTCGAGGAGATATATGACGCGCTTGCGGCGAACGTCAAGCCCAGGTTTCTCACAGCGCTTGCCAACCAGTATTCCGAAGCAGTCAACGGGCTGCTCGGCGACGAGAATGCTGACGGTGGCGAGGGAAACGCGACATGGGAGAATGCGGACGAGGACGAGTAATCTCTCCCGAAGAAACAGTCAGACAGCTTGACGAAAAGTGCATATTGTGTATGTCGCTCGGCATGAGCTACACGGATTACTGGGAGGGCGAAAACTGCCTTCCCAGCTTTTTTATTCAGGCTTATAACCAGCGGCGCAAGCGCGAGTTGGAAGAAGCAAACTTCAGGGCGTGGCTGAACGGTTCATATAACGAACTGGCTCTTGAAATCGCGCTGCACAACGCTTTTTCTGGTAAAAACAGTCCTCGGGCAGAATATCCAGACAAGCCACCGGAGATATTCCAGCATGAAAAGACAGAAAAGGAAAAGATAGACGAGCAGGAACAGGCGCGGCTGCGCGTCAAAATCGCGCTTGATAACTTCGTTGCGGCACTCAGCAACGGAAAGGAGAAAACTTAATGGCAGAAGCAACGATTGACGAACTCCAGATAGAAATAGAAGCGGACGGCGCGGACGCGGCGCAGAGCCTTGAAAAGCTCCAGCAGGCGCTTGAACGGCTGGTTGCCCCGGTGCAGGCGCTGACTACAGGAAATGGGCTGAACAAGCTCACAAAGCAGCTGCAGAAGCTTGCAGAAGCCGGGCGTGCTATATCGGGTCTGTCCGGTCTGGACAAGATAACACAGGCTGCAAACGCGCTGAAATCTCTCGACACGCTGACCGGGGCGCCGAAAATAGGCAGCTACGTATCCGCGCTGAACAAGCTGTCGCAGGCGGGGACGGCAATACAGTCAATAGCCGCGTTTCCGGATATCACAGCGCAGCTGACCGCGCTTGCCAACGCGCTGAACAGCATGCGCAACATTCAGGATATCAGACTAACGCCGCTTATCAACAGCCTGTCACGGCTTCCGGCGGTGGTGCAGGCTATAAACTCCATGCCTGCCGTCGATGTATCACGCATTGAAGCACTCAACACGGCTATGTCGGCATTCCGGACGGAAAACGCACAGGCGATACGTCAGCTTGCCAACGCGCTGAACCGGCTGCCTACGGTGGCACAGCGCATCAACCAGATTGATTTCACGCAGTTCTCGAACAGCATACGGCAGCTTGCGACAACGCTTGACCCTCTTATGCGGAGGGCTGAACAGGCGGCGCAGGGGCTAAGTGCGCTTGCACAGATAATGCAGGCAACGAGCCGTCAGTCCAACAACAGCGGCGGTTTAGGCGGTCTGGGGCGCACCCTCGGTTCGCTGTCCACAAAAACCCTGATTTCGTGGGGGTCGCTCCTGAAACTCAAAAAGGTGCTCGGTGATTGCTTCAACATTTCTGCGCAGTATGTCGAAAACCTGAACCTGTTCAATGTGACGATGGGGAAATCCGCGTCCACCGCGTTTGAGTTTGCGGAAGCAGTCAACGCGGCGCTCGGCATTGATACTTCGGACTGGATAAGATATCAGGGTTTCTTCCAGTCGGTCGGTAAGGGTTTCGGCGTTGTTTCCGACAAGGCAGACCTCATGTCAAAGAACCTGACCCAGCTTTCCTATGATATTTCCTCGTTCTACAACATCAGCACGGAGGAAGCGTATAACAAGGTTCAGTCGGGATATGCCGGGGAACTGGAGCCTTTAAGACGGCTCGGCTTTGCGCTTGACGAAGCTACCCTGAAACAGCTTGCATACAGCAAGGGTATTACCCAGACATACGAAAGCATGACGCAGGCACAGAAAGCACAGCTGCGCTATGTCGCAATGATTGAGCAGGCTCAGAACATCGGCGTTACCGGAGATATGAGCCGCACTATCGACACCGCTTCTAACGGTGTGCGCGTTCTGGAGGCGCGTATTCAGCAGTTTGCCCGCGCTATAGGAAACATGCTCATGCCTATGCTGTCTGCTGTTCTGCCGTATCTCACGGCGTTTGTGCAGGTGCTGACAGAGGGTGCGAACGAACTTGCGAACATGTTCGGGTTTGAACTGCCGAAAATCGACCTCAGCGGCGTTTCCAACGGGTATGACGACATCGCCGACGCTGCGGACGGCGCAACAGCGGCTACGGAGAAATTCAAGGGTTCGCTTGCCGGCGTTGACCAGCTCAACATCATCGGCGACAAAAAAAGCAACAAAAAGTCCACAACGGCATATTCCACCGACCTTGATATCGAACTTCCCACTTATGACTTCCTGAATGGCGTGGAAAGCAAGACAAAGGAAATCGCGGAGAATATCAAGAAGTGGTTCCAGGAAGCGCTGCCTTGGATTGAAGCGGTCGGAGCGGGAATTGCTGGTGCGTTTGCGCCTACAGTTATTGCAGTAGCACTTGGCAAGGTTGGCTCTTTTGTCTCAAAAATCATTTCATTAGTCAAGTGGTTCAAGCAGCTCAAAGGGTTTGCTAAAGTTTTCTATGGATTGTCCGGCGGTCTTGCTGCCGGTGCAACATCGGGAGTGCTGCTGTACAACTCTATCAAGAACCTGATTAAGGGGACGGGAGATTTATCTGCCAACTTTACTCAGCTTGCCGTTGGTATTGGCATTGCAGTAGTGGCGTTTGCCGCGTTTGTTGCTTTCAGCAATCCGGTCGGAGCAATCATAACAGTTGTGCTTGCCCTTACTGGCGCGGTGATGGGCGTTAGCAGTGCCATAGATGAGCTAAACGCTGAAATGGCGGACACAATCATGTATGCGGACAACGGTGGCATATCTGTTGACGAATTTTCAAAATGCTTTTCCGGGTTGTTTGATAATGTGTCGGCGCGTTATCAGGACATTATCGCTACATCTGACGCCATTAAGGAAAATCAGGAAAAAGCAAGCGGTGCGGCTGAAGAGATACTTAATCTTACAGACAAATACCAGGAACTCGGCAAAGCGATGACACCGGAAGATGCCGAAAAAATCAAGGATAATCTTGATATCGTCGGCAGCGGGATAAAACAAAATCTCGGTTATTACACGCAAACGCTTGTTGACAATCTGAAGACGTCATTCCATGACCTGGCTGTCCAGATGGGGGATGATGTTGACGATATGGTTTTAAAATGGTATACGCTTGAAAACATGGGAAACAGCGCCCTGGCAAACCTGAGAAAAGACGCCGACGAACTCTCCGCTAAAATATTCAGTGGAGACGCTTCTGACGAAGATTATGTCAAATTCAACGAAACAGTGCGCAAAATGGCAACGGTTGACACGCACACGTCGGAGCAGGAGAGTTTGAACCGCGCGTTTGCAAACATAACAAACGGAAGCATTGACCTTGAAGACGAAAGCCAGGTCACCGACGCGATAAACGACCTTTTGACATCTGCAGATACCGCGGCAGCGACAATCAGGGAAGCGTGGGACAAGCAGAGCGCAGACCTCAAAAATTACAGAGACACCCTTGTGAACTGGGGCGTGGATACCGAGTATGATGAGAAATATGGCAAAGGCAAATTTGACGAGTTATTTGCCGACCAGAAAACTCTCATCGACGCTGGGTATCAGCAGGAACTTGAAAAAATAGAACTCACCAAGGGCGCTGGCATAGGAGCGATTTGGGACCAGGTTGACAGCAGGGTGCAGGAAATATTCAAAAATCAGTCGCCTAATTTTGATGATTATGCCAAAAGCATGAAATTTAACCCCGATATTAGGCAGTATCTGAGCCCGGAATATAGAAGCTCTGTGGCTTACGATTCAAAAGAAGCCGACAAAGACAACCGTATTGCAGGCATAAAGAACGGGCAGTTCAAGGGCATATACGATGCGCTTAGTGCGGCTGGGATTGAAGCCGACGAGGAGAAGTATAAGAGGTATGGCTCATATATCACCCAGGGAATAGCAAACGGAATAGTAACTGATACCGACACCCTTGAAAAGGCTATGAACATTCTTGCCACAAGCGGCGAGGAAGCTTTCAAAGAGGCGCTCCAGATACACTCGCCGTCAAAAGTTTTTGAGGAACTGGGCGGTTATGTCACTCAGGGACTTGCGTTGGGCATTTCCGATGGCGAAGCAGACGTTGACAAGGCTGTTGATAACATCGCTGCCGGAATGGCTTCCCGAATGCCTTATGGCAAAAACGACACCGGATATGCGTGGTCTGGCGCAAAGGAGATGTATGCAAACAGCCAGCCGTCAGACAACTCGGTCACTGTTGGCGACACAAATGTCACCGTTGAAATAGACGGTGAGGAGCTTGCAAACTACGTCGTCAGGGCGCAGGGACGTCAGGTTGTAATGAGCAACGGCAGATAATTTTATTCCAGCACTTGACAAAACCCCTCTTTCGTGTTATAATTGGCACCAGGAGGGGTTATTTTTATGAAAAAAACAATTTTCGCTATTGCGTTAGGTTCATTCTTACTGATGTCCGGGTGTTCCGGTGTTTCGCAGGAAGAATATGATTCGGCGGTGTCTGCAAATTCACAGTTGGAATCGGAAAAACAGGTTCTGGAAGAAAAGTATAACACGGCTTCGGCAAATTACGATGATTTAAAGGAAAAGTACGATAAATTATCTGATGATTACGAAAAGCTGGAGCAGGATAACCAAACTCTAAAAGAAGAAAACGAATTGTTGAGCAACCGGGTTGCGGAAGCAGAAAGCAGCAGTCAAGAAACTGTTTCCAGCAGCAAAGAAAACGCTGGCGATTATCCAGAACAGAAAAGGGATTATGTGCTTTCCCTAAAGTATGGTTCGTATAAGACAGAAAATGGGAGCACATGGTATTTAGACGCAGAAAATACAGACTCGTATATCACTTATCCGGAAGATTTGGGATATGCCATAGACGATAAAGTTGCTTTAAACATTTTCTCTGATATGGCTGATGTTATGGCCAATGGACTGCAAGTTAAATCTTCGTATATCCCAATGGCTTCTTTTTTTGTTTGTGAGCCTGACGGCGATCTTATTGCGACAGCTATGCCTATGATCGTTGGAGAAAGCATTTCCGGAATGCCTTTGACATTCTATGGCAATTACGAATACTTGAATGACACGGAAGCGGCTCTTTTGGTTCAAAGTGCCTGGAACAGCGAAAACTAATAGATTGAACTGAATAACTAACACCCGCCCTGCACAAAAACGCAGGGCGGTTTTTGTATATTTATACAAATTTTGAGAAAGGGATTGACTTTTGGAACACATAAATATATAATTGAATTACGGAACACAAAAGTGAGGTGATTAAATGAGTCCGAGAACAGGCAGACCAAAGATAGGCAATGAGAAACTTGATGTAGATGTTAAAGTTCGTTTTGACAAAGAAACAAACGAAAAGCTAATCCAGTATTGCAAAGAGCATGGTATAACCAGAACCGAAGCGATACGTCAGGGAGTTCACCTGCTGATATCTGCCGGAGAAAAAAAATAAGCTGTTGCTCCGCTACCAACGACACAACAGCTTATCGGTTTGAAAGGACAGGAATGCCCAATCTGAAATCTATTATACATCAGAACGGCGTTCCTGTCAAGTATTTGAAAGGAATTTGCTATGGAAAACAAAATCACAGAGGACATGATACTGAATGTATCAGCAAAGGCTGAAAGGCTCGGAACGATAGCGTGGGTAGCTGCGTGCGCGGAGTTTTTCCCGGAAAAGCAGGAGAAAATTTACACAGACGTGCTTTTGGGTATCGCGGATTTAAGCGAGCAGCTTGTCAGCGAACTTGATAAGATGGCTGCTGCGGCAAGCGGGGTGAGAGCATGAGCGAGTTAATCAAGATAAACAATCAGCAGCTCCCTATCAAGGAATACAACGGTCAGCGCGTAGTTACTCTTAAAGAAATAGATACCGTTCATGGGAGAACAAGCGGAACTGCTCGCAGGAGTTTCAATGTTAACAAAAAGCGCTTTATAGAGGGCATTGATTACTTCGTACGAAATTCGTACGAAGCCAGAAACGAGTACGGAATAGCCGCTCCGAACGGTCTGGTGCTTATCACTGAAAGCGGCTACCTCATGCTTGCAAAGTCATTCACGGACGACCTCGCATGGCAGGTACAGCGCGAACTGGTGAACAGCTATTTCAGAAGCAAGACCGAGCAGTTTGAGCCCGAACAGCTAACGCTTGAAACCGCTGAGTACCACTACTACCCCAAGACATGGCACGGAAACCCGGTGATAACCGCCGCAGACTTCGCACACTTCACTGGAATGTCCAAGGAAACAGTGTACACATACTTCCACAAGAACCCTCAGTATGAGATATTCCACTACATGCATTTGAAGCATGATCGGCTGCGGCAGTTCAAGGCAGAAAATCCAAGCGTACCGAAGTGCATTGCCGACGTCTACATTATCACGCGAAAGGGCTGCGAGATGATGTTGAAGTACTTCAACCTGACCTCAGAAATACCGATATTAGCCGGAAGTGCTCCCACTGCTACCGCCACTGCCCCTGCGGTAAGCAAGCCAGCGCCTGCAAAGCGTGAAAACATCGCCACTAAAGAACTGATAATTACGCTCAATGTTCTGCGCCGTATGAGAGGAAACCCATGTTGCAGAAATCCCGCGTATGCCAACGCTGTTGATTTAGTCACAGCGCTTGCAAGCCGTGATTTATTAGCGGCGACAGATAATGATGAGTATTTCAAGTAATTTTTTTCAGCACCTCGCACAACGCGGGGTGCTTTTCTTTATTCCTGCAAAAGAATACAGTTACAAAGCCCGAAATCCATGCTATAATGGATAGAGAGCCGCAGAGCCGTTTGTCGTAATGACAGGCGGCTTCTTGTTTTTTGCCGCCTTTGGAAACACAGATAAGGCGGTGAAACATGGCAGACGAGGAAAAGCTTTCGTGGCTTAAAATAAACGACGAGAAAGCACCGACGCCGTGCGAGTGGACGGTCGTTGACAGCGATTTCGACAGCGATGACAGTGTGCGCGACGAGGCGGGAATGCTTCACAGAACGGTAATAAGGACTAATCAGCATTCGCCGAAATTCAAGTGGCGAATTCAGGGCAAAGAACTGAGCAAGCTGCTGAAAATGATAAACTCAACATCGCTGCAGGTCACGTATTATGACCTGGTCACCAAGCAGCCCATAACGATAACCGCGTATCCGCAGGCGACCAGACAGCCCAAGCTGATAAGGCAGCATTCTACGTATGACGCCTGCTGGTGGGAGTTTGAGTGCAGCTTTATTGAGTACTGACGGAGGACAAAGCAAAGTGTATACCGTATCAAACCAATATCTTCTGGCGCGCGCCGCTCCGGTCAAGGAAGAGCGGATAACAGGCGGGATAAAGCTGAAAGACGGGACTTTAATTGCTGTGGACGACAGTGTGCTTGTAAAAGGCACGCTCACGATTAATAAGAAAGCCTGCGGCAATACGCTGGATATCGGAACGGCAACAAGTTCAGTCCTGACAATGACTATAAAGGACGAACACGCGTATGACCACGACTTTGGCGGGGCGCTGATAAAGCTTACATACGGCATTGTGACGTCGGTTTCTGAAAGCGGCGTTAAAACGTGGGAAGATGTGCCGCTGCCGCCGTTTTTCGTGAACGGGCACATGACCGGCTGCGTTCGCAACCGCAACACTATCAAGCTTGAAGCATACGACACCATGACGCTGCTTGATATCAACTTTGGCGATGGCGTTCCATCGGACTTATGGCAGGCGCTGCTTTATGCGTGCAACCGCGCAGGCGTGGGGCTTGCGATAACAGAAAGCGAATTCGGGCTGCTGCCCAATGCCACCATTGTGGCAGATTTCACGGACAACAGTATAAAATCCTGCCGCGATATAGTGATGTGGATAGCCCAGACAACAAACACATGCGCGTTCTGCGATTATCGCGGTCTGCTTATGCTCAAGCAGTATAACTATCAGGGCGACGGCGGTTTTGACAGGAGCATATCGGCTAACGAGCGTGTCAGCATTGAATATAGTGATACAAGAACATATCTCGCATATCTTAAGTCGTATTCCGGCGACGATGTGAAGCTGTACAGCAAAGTCACATCATGGACTGGCTCGGACGCCCCGCACATAAAAGAGGGAACAATGTCACTCCCCAAAAACCCGATACTGAAAAAGCTTACCGCTGATGCGCAGGACGCGATAAACCAAAGCTATTTCAGCAGCAGAAGCTACCCGACAAGATACATCAAGAGCGAATGCTTCGTTGACCCTGCGCTTGAACTCCTCGACCTGGTGACGTTCAGCGGAGGATCTATAGATATCGGGCAGATAATCAGCGCAGCCACGCAGATAAAGTGGAAATATCGCGGCAAGGGAACAATAATCTGCGCCAATATCACAGAGAACACGGAAACAGCGTCGGCGACAAGCGCCCAGTCAAACACCGATGACATGATAGCAGCATTCAGCGACAACAGTGACAACGCCAACGATACGACCCCTGACGATGTAATCCGGCTGGAACCGCAATCCCAGCTGCAGAAGCAGATAGACGGTCTGGCTGGCATGATCGGCGAGAGTGGAGGTGTGGCTGAAAAACTCCAGGGTGCAAACTCAGAATATTATGCTACCACTTCAACGGAGTTTGGCTTTGGGATATTCAAGTCGGGCAGCGATACATACGAAGAACGCATATGCCATATACAGGTCGATTATGACTTTGAAAGTTCGTTGGTGATAGGTGATACTAGAGGAAATAGCATACGGTTTCTGAAAGATTATACCGGATTTCAAATCGAAAGCAGGCGGGCTTATCTAAGAGTAACTCTTAACGAAGAAAAACAGCAAGCGTCCATAGAAGTTGGCACCGGTGATGTTCTGACCCTAGCGTCAGACGGTCTTTATTACAACGGAAAAAAGGTACTTACAGAATAAGGAGGACAACATGTCAACACTCACCATCACCCTCGCAGGCAGCGAGGAAAAGGCAGAATTTGCGGGCGGCAACGCATGGCTCCGCAACGACGGCGCGGACACTGTTTATGCAGCGAAAACTGCGGGAATAACTGCAGGCGCGGACGGCGTGGTTGCCATTCCCGCGGGACAGTCTGCTCCGGTTTACGGCGCGAATGGAACGGTGTTCCTGCTGGGAACGGGTTCCGTGCAGCTCATCGGCAGCGATTACAGCACGAACCCTTTTAAGACTTCCGCACAGTCCGGCGGCTCGGGTGCGGATAGCGTGGCGAGAGCCGCTATTTCGGCGCACGCGGGGAACACGGATATTCACGTTACGGCTGCTGAAAAGGCAGCGTGGAACGCGGTGAATTACAGCAATGCGAACCTGCTGATAAATCCAAATTTCAGGATAAATCAGCGTGGCAGCGACGAATATAGTTCGGAAGATTATTGCGTTGACGGGTGGCGAATTTACAAGGACGGAAAGGTCACCAAGACCGATAGCGGTATCGTCATATCGCTTAAAGACAGCGCCACAACTAACGGAATCCTGTATCAGAAAAATGAAGTGCTTGCTGATTATGTTGGCAAGGAAATTACGCTCAGCGTAAGCGTTGATGGCACAGTATATTCCGGAAATATCGTAGTGCCGGCAAGCGGCGCGTCCGCTAAAACGGTCATGACCCCGCACGGGG